TGACTACGATGACATGCGGGCAGTAATCAAGAGTGCTGACCTTCTTGTGATGCACAATGCTGTGATGCACGACCAAGTAGTTTTCAATAGGCTCCTCGGCATACCGCTAGACTACAAGAAGTACATCGACACTCTTTGGGTCTCTAGGTATTTGTATCCTGACAGGGCTTCACATGGGCTTGATGCTATTGGTAGAGAACATGGGGTAGCTAAACCAAAGATCGACAACTGGGAGAACCTTAGCTATGAGGAGTATGCTCACAGATGCGTTGAGGACGTGAAGATTAACTGGCTAGAATGGTTGAAGCAGAAGAAAAGACTAGAGGAGATTTACGGATGATTGACGCAAAGAATGACCTTTCCTTCCAACATGCTGAGAAAGTTTTGAAAGAGCGTGGTTACACTTACGAGGTGAAGGAAGGCGGGGCTATGATGTGGGTTCAGTCTAAGTCTGGCAAGGTGTATGCTTTTTACCCAACCACCTTCCGTTGGGCACCCAGAAACCTAAAAGGTAAACATTACCGAGCAAAATCTGTCGAGGACTTTCTGGACAGGTTTGTAGAACGCGCGGATGATGAACAAGAGAAATTCATATCTCTAGTAGAAAGCGCGACAGGTATTCCTAACAGCAACGCCACCTTGTATGACTTAATCCACTATATTTATGATAATTTTGAATCGGGGAAATCTGTTGGTCAAGTTTGCAGTGAAATCCACAAATTGTTTTGGAAGGAGGTGAAAGGCCAGAATGAACAGTGATATTCTTAGGTTTCTTAGATATATTTCTCATAAAGCAGATTGCCTCAGGGAACAGGAAGCTAACCCATTGACTCTAGACGTAGAGAAAGCACAGAAGCACTATGATGAACTGACGCAGATTGTAGAAGAGAAAACCCAAGCACTCGCTAAAGTCATGCCAAAGGTTCCCGGTAAGACACAGAACAAGCCTAAGAACCTTTACAAGCAGGATGGCAGCTACAGCGCCCACGGTAAGAAATGGTTTGATACACTTAAGGAACTGAAACTACCAGAGAACACTGAAGGGCCAGTTGTTGTTGAGTGGGTAGAGGGGAATCCTAAGAGTACTATCCAGATTAAGGATTGGTTGTTCTCTCTAGGTTGGGAACCTTGCACCTACAAGTATGAGCGTAACAAACTCACTGGGGATGAGAAGAAGATACCTCAAGTGCGGTATGTTGCTCAGAGTGATCCTCGAAAGGGAGAACTGACAGACAGCGTCTTGCGTCTTAAGGACCGTGAGCCTGCAATTGAGGAGCTTGAGGGTCTCACTGTGGCCCAACACCGCAGAAGTATCTTTGAGGGCTTCTTGAGTGAACACAGGAGAGGAAAAATAGCGGCGAGTGCCGGGGGGTTCACCAACACACTCAGGTTGAAACACAGGAAGCCTATCGTGAACCTTCCGGGGGTCGATGCCCCTTGGGGAAAAGAGATTCGGGGGTGTATTGTGTCACCCGGTGAGGATCATGTGTTGTGTGGTGCTGATGTCAGTTCACTTGAGTCATGTACTAAGAGACACTTGATGTGGGATTACGATCCCGACTATGTGACCGAGATGAGTCAGCCGGGTTTCGATGAACATCTTGACCTTGCTAAACACGCAGGGAAGATCACACAAGAGGACATTAACCGATATAACGAAGGTGAGGCACCCGAGCTAAAGCCCCTACGTAGTAAATTTAAAGCAACAAACTACTCGGCAGTCTATGGTGTTGGCGCACCAAAGTTGGCACGAGAGACGGGTATGACACAGAAGGAGGCACAAGAGCTTCTCAAGGCTTATTGGGAGCGTAACTGGGCTGTAGAGAAATTGTCTAAGGATCAATATGTTAAGACCCTCAAGGATGGCTCCATGTGGCTCAAGAACCCCGTTAGTGGCTTCTACTACAGCCTTAGGTATGACAAGGATCGCTTCAGCACAACAAATCAAGGTTTAGGTGTCTACATCTTTGATCTTTGGGTTGCCAACATGAGGAAGCTGGGGGTGACTGTTTCCTTGCAGTATCACGACGAGGTTCTTTTTAGTGTCCCCAAAGGAAAAGAGAAAGAGACAGAAGAAATACTTAAGAAAGCAATGGAGAAAGTGAACGAGACGTTGAAACTGAATGTGACTGTTCAAGCTGATGCACAGTTTGGACCTTCCTATGCTTCTGTCCATTAAAAGGTAGGACGCGCTTATGCGCTAGAGTGACTCAAAAGCAACACTTGTGTTTTCCTTCCTTGGAATGGAATATTCTCCGTGAAAAAGCACTTATATTATAGTACAGGCCCTAGAGAGAATCACAAGGGTCACACAAAGAAACAACCCGATAGAAGATAAAGAAAGGCCAAATAACATGGCAACAGTATATATCCCGGCAAAGATTCGTTATGCCAAAGTGTTTGAACACAACCGTGACATGGGGGAGAACCTACAGCCCGGTGACCAAAAGGACAAGATTGAGGCTACACAAGGTCAATATGTTTGTGATCTTGTAGTTACCCCGGAAGGTATGTCTAAGGCTATTGCTGATGGTATTCCTGACAAGGGTATGATTGGTATGCGTTGGAAGACTGACTCCGAGGGTAATGATTACTACAAGGCTTCGCGCAAGCACTTCAACCCTAATATGACTGACAAGGAAACTGGTGAAAAGGGTGTTGTCCAAGGGCCACCTCAGATTATGAAGAAAGACCCTGAAGGTAACAATGTCCTTTGGAACTTCGAGGAAGATGGTTACATTGGTAACGACTCTGAGGTGGTCGCCAAGATGAACGTGTGGGAAGGTAAGATTGTGGACCTTCAGGCTATCCTTGTGCTTGAGCATGTTGAGTTTGTGCCCGACGTGGACGAGAGCGGCTTTGGCGGGGGTTACTAATTCATGAGTTATGCTGTAGAGTTTAGTCTTAAGAGTGGCAAGTTCGCTAAGTATGGCGTTGTGAATTACGAGACTAAGTACAGTCCTTATGTATCAGAGGGATACCTTGTTGTAGAGAAAACAGATGGGGAAGTCCTGTTCGTGAAAGAAACCCTCCTTGAGTATTTCGCCTTTAAGAAAGGTAACGAGTGAATCATGCCAAAGGCAACCACAACAATTAGCTATGAGGAAGAGGACTTCGGTGATTCCGAGGTTCTCATCTACACCAAAGAAGTAGAGGACTTGGATATTTACTCTTGGCTCTGGTATATGGTAAAGATCACTGAGATGGCGGGTTACGATTGTGAACAGTTGTCCCTTGAGACTTCCAAGGGTCGTATCTACAAGACTGATCTGTAGGTGTCACTTATGGAAAAACCTAGGAAAATAACCAAAGCAATCGTTGATGCTGATGTATTGACATACAGGGCAGCTTTTGCTACCCAAGACAAACCACCAGAAGAAGCAGAGGATGTCATAGATCAACTTATGGATTATGCCATCGGTCAGACTGTAGTATTCCCTCATGGTAACAACTTCTATGTGTGGCTTACCGGTAAAGGTAACTTCAGGTATGACATAGCCAAGACAGAACCCTACAAGGGAAACCGGAGAGACCAAGTAAAGCCTGAGCATTACCAACATGCCAGAGATTATCTACAGTCCCGCTGGGCCGCACAAGTCACTGAAGGGTGTGAAGCTGATGATGCTATCTCTATTGAGGCTTACAAGGGTGATATGGAATCTACAGTAATTGTCTCCATTGACAAAGACTTTGATACCATTCCTTGCTGGAGGTTCAACTTTACCAATGGCTCTTGGATCAAGAACACACCTGAGAGTGCTTTGAGGTTTTTCTATGAGCAAGTTCTAACAGGGGACCGTGTGGACGCAATTCCGGGTCTTTATGGTATCGGCCCCAAAAAAGCCCAAAAAATACTGGGGGACGCAACCACAGAGAAAGAACTTTTCAAGAGATGTCTGGACGCTTATGAAGGTAATTACGACAGGGTTGTTGAAAACGGTAGATTGTTGCATCTTCAAGTTTATGAGAAGGAATTATGGGAGCCTCCACTTTGAGTAGATACCAATCAAATTATATGGAGTGCCTAGAGTTAGCAGCCTATTTAAGGGATAACTTGGTTTACTGCCCTGATAGCGGGGAACTCTATTGGACTAAACCCAAGGGGAAGCGCGACCTGAAAAAACCTGTTGGTGTTTTACATTCATCTGGATACCTCATCTTTTCTGCGGGGTTTGACAACAAAAGATACTCCTTGCGTGTTCATAGGGTGTGTTGGTTCTTGCATACTGGGTCTTGGCCTGAGAAGTTTCTGGATCACGTTAATGGTGATGGGACTGATAACAGAATCAGCAACCTTCGTGAAGCCACTTACCTAGAGAATAACCAAAACATGAGCATTTCTAAGAGGAATACTTCTGGTTACAAGGGGGTCTCTTGGTGTAGGGAACGTGGCAAGTGGACAGCAAGGATTAAGGATGGGACAGGTAAGTATTGCTATCTAGGTAGGTTTGGATGTAAGACCGCTGCTGCCATAGCCTATGACCGAGCTTCCCTGAAATACCACGGAGAATTTGGGAACAGGAATTTCCCATGAAACGTAGTGACTTCAGATCAGGACTAGAGTACAAGGTAGCTTGCCAGTTAGATGACTCAGGGGTTGCCTATGAGTATGAGAACCTTCGAGTAAAGTACCAGCGTAAAGAGAGTACCTACACACCTGATTTTGAGTTACCTAATGGTATTATCATTGAAGTTAAAGGGAGGTTTACCTCAAGTGACAGAAGCAAGCACCTTCGCATCAAAGAACAACACCCTGAGTTGGACATTAGGTTTGTCTTTAGTAACAGCAACAACAAGCTCAGTAAGAAGTCTAATACGAGCTATGCAGATTGGTGTAAGCGTCACGGGTTTAGGTACTCGGATAAGACAATACCTAAGAGTTGGCTCGAAGAATAACTGAAGCGAAGCGGAGTGGGTTGATGAATAAAGACCAACTTGTAGAAGAACTGTGGTGGGATATTCGTAAACTTGGGTATTGGCCTGACAATGACCGTATCCTAGACCTTATCAAAAAGGCATATGGCTTGGGGTATGAAGACGGGTATGATGACGGTTGGAAAGACGAAAGGGACGCACCACTATGATACAATGGCTAAAGCGACTCTTTAGTAAAGACCCCCCTACAGTAGAAATTAAGACTCTTGTCTGGGGTGTTATCGAAGGGCCTTACTACGCACATGAAGTCTGCCCGGATGAACCTTTGGATGATGACTTGTGCTTGTTGGTCTGTAAAGTAGAAGAAAACGGGAAAGTCTTTGACTCCGAGGTATGGTTTGATTGTTTTGATTCTGCCTATGAGTTTAAAAGGTACTTTGACACTAACATAGAGCCGCTGGAGGTAACACATGGCGGGTAAAGACATCCTAGTAGTACCAGATCAACACGCCCATCCAAACCACGACAATGACCGGGCAGACTGGCTCGGGAAGTTTCTTCTCGACCGTAAACCCGATATAGTTATGAATATGGGTGACACCTTTGATCTACCCTCTCTCAGCAGCTTTGACAAGGGTAAAGCCTCCTTCCACGGGGCCTCCTATGAAAAAGACGTGAACGCTGGCCTTGACTTCTTGGACCGTATGTGGCACCCCATCAAGAAAGCAAAACGCAAACGTCCCTATAGCGTGTTTCTAGAGGGCAATCATGAAAAAAGGTTGACCAAGGTTCTTGAGTATCAGCCAGAACTTGCAGGGGATCGCTTTGGGGTTTCTTACAAGAACCTGCAACTAGGGGACTATCACAATGAGGTGGTTTATTATGAAGGCCAGACTCCCGGTATTTACACCACTGAGGGTGTTAGCTTTGCTCACTTTATGGTGTCTGGTCTCATGGGTCGGCCTATTGGTGGTGAACATCACGCTGCTAGTCTTCTTGCCAAAAACCATTGCTCTTGTGTTGTTGGCCACAGCCA